ACATATAATTTATTGGACCTCCCATAGCCAAATTACCGACAACGATCTTTGTTTTATCGTTATCGGATATTTTTCCATAAACATCAGGTACTTTATCACCTTCTTCTAGACCATCTTTTATCAACTGTTGATAAGCCGCTTTCATAAACTTTCCTGCAATACCAGGAATTATTGCTTCCAATCCTCTGAGTCCGCCGCCGGCCAATGAAGGAGCCGCTTCGCCTTTTAACGAAAGATTCAATTTCTTTCCACCAGAAACTAATACAACGTCTGTATAAGGCTCTGATCCTGAGGCTTGTCGTCCAGTATATTTGTATGCTTTGGTGACATTTTTTATTTGCACTGTTCCTGCTATAACGGTAATAGATTTACCTTTTTTAATGGCACTGTTAATGGCATCAACAACACCTGTTTCTTGTCTTTCTGCGGAAACACCAGCCATGAGAACTCCTGTGTTATCTTATATTTAGTATAATAAATATATACGAAAAGGAGAATATAAATGAGTGCAGCATCTGATCTTTATGAAGCAAATATTGCTAAATCAATTAACTCTATTAAAGGTATGAAAGCCACTAGACCTAGTGCCGACACAGCCTTGTCGGATGTTCTGATTGAAAAATTCAACAATAAATCGGCTCATACATGGGTCGAAGTTAAAATGAACCACACTGATAACCTCTCTAATCCTCGTGTATTTTATGCAGGAGGTGAATGGCGAACAACATATAAAACACCAGCAGCCAAAGCAGCAGTTGATATTTTAAATTCATCAGCAGATGCTAAAAATTTTATAAAGAAGATTGCAAAGTATTCTGGTATTCCTGTCAGCAAGATCATCATTCCTACAAATAAAGGTATGCTATCAGATGCCAATGCTGTCCCGCTGGAAGTTATGCGTTCATATTTCGAACAGCCTGGAGTTAATCGCTATATTGCCAATGAACAAAATTATAATCTGGGACAACTTGTAACAAACCACTATACGATAGGTAAAAAAGAACCCGCTTACTACATGCAAGCGGGTGATGATTTCTATATGATTTCAAAGAAGAATCCTCTAGGTCTTCCCAAGACCATTCCAATTTTATCAGGCCGAGGTGATTTCAAAGTTCGTGTGGCTACAAGATCAGAGTTTTATGAAGTGCAGGCTGAGATTAAAATTAAGAATATGCCAGCAAGCCAATATTCAGTAAAGCCAGGAACAGGTAAGAAAAATCCTTTCCTTCTTAAAGGTTGAATTTCTTTCTCATCATGTATATTTTCAATCTAATAGCACCAACGAACATATCATATCTATCACGAATAGACAAATACCTTTTATTCAGTTGTAGATGCCTTTGATAGTTCTCTTCTTCCAATCGTTCAATAGTATATGCTGCTTGCCTTGGAACAGAATGACAATGGACTGAGTTGTGTTTCTCAACCCAGTCCGCCAGTTCATGTAGTTGTTGGATTAGTTCTTCGTGTTTGTCTCTCATGCTTCCTCAATAAACTTGATTAGGTCTGCTGGCTTTATCATAATAAACTTTTCATTGCCATACTTTTCAGCAATCTTTTTGAGAATAGACTTCTTTACCACATCATTAGCATAATTCTTATATTCATCTGCTTTTCTGGATATCTCTGCAATCTGTTGCTCATACTTCTTTTTGTCTATTGTCTTAAAGTGTTCGTGAAACCCTAGCCAAAACTCACGAACAGCAACATCACGGCCAATGCCAGGTGGAAATGTAAGATCGCCTGTATCAAGATTTATCTTTACTTGGCCATGAGATGTGCTGATTGCAAATTCGCTGGGTCCTGTATTACCAATCCTTAAACCTCCTGTTGAAACGCCATGAGGAGAAATACCATTTATATCAAAACTAAAAGGTTTATTGGCATTGGAACCTTGTGCTCCAACAGCACCATGTGGATATGGTATAGGAGTAATATAGGATCTTGACGGGATCCGTCCCCCATTGCTAATGACTGTAGCATTAGCGTCTTCCATTGCTTCTTCAAGTTCGTCCATTAGGTCTCGTGAACTGCCCATTATTCTATCACCTCAAAAATGTGCCAAACAAGAGTCATCATACCTCTCTGTTGAACTGTGCCGACATAAACATAATGCTTCTTTTCATAGTCAAGCATTTCATATCCTGTGCCAAAGACATGAAACACATACTTGCGAGTTGCCTTTTTAGGATTGACGATAGCCCAAAGCACAGGTATATCGCCCTGCATTTGAATATCTAGTATCTGTGCATTGCGAGGCATATCAATCTCTGTCACCATATTATGGCGTATTTCATTACTAAGAGGATATTTGTAAATCATTTTCATGTTCTAACTCCAATCATAAGTTCACAGTCACTAGCAGGACAATCGGCCGAGCCAATGTAGGTGATAACATACTCACAACACCAATAGTCACGGTTTACTCTGGCCAGACTTGCTATGTTATGAGTATATATCACTTCTCAGGCTTACCATAATGAACGCCACGATAATGTTCACCACAAGTCATACGATAACCACTTTCACTTGGCCATCCACAACCAGCATCCTTGAAACAACCAGGTTCATCGCATAGATGGAGAAGAGGCTTTAGAGATTCAATCTTTTCTTCTCTGACCTTTGCTTTGATAGCATCCATATTCTCAATATCAAACTCATTAGAGATTACCATAGCACCAGCATCATATAGTGGCACATAAGCATCTGGTCCGAATCCAAGGCGATCATAGATTAGATATCTGTAAGAACCACCTTCACGAGCATGATCCACAACATGCTTCATTGCCCATCGGGTGACAGCAAGTTTCATTTCATATGGACACTTATCTGCTATTTCATCAAGATTGCCATTGGCTTCTTGCATCATCTTATCCAGTTCTTGACTGGCTTCCCACCAAGTCATTTTGTTTTCGTCAGTCATCTTTAAGATGTCCTTCTCGCTGTTCCCAATGCAAAAATTGTTCCACATACGAAGCATTCTCTATGCTAAGCATTTTGTTTATTTTTTCTAGACGGGCGATTTCCTCTTCCAGAAATGTGATTTCACTTTGACATTCCCAATACATTCTCTCGTAATAGTCGTCAGCCATCTTCAATCACCCTCACATGTTGGATTTGGATTAAACATTGTCTTCCTCAATTAGTTTGCGGCAACGCTTATACCAGTCATTATGCTGCCACTTGACCTTATCGTGTGACATTTCATAATAGTCATTGGCAATAAACTGAACCAACTTTTCATACTTTTGAAGTCGCTCGATTTCTTCTCTGAGAAACTTAATTTTCGTTTCTTGTTTGGAAACATAGATATCATGATTTAGTTGATCGATACTCATTACATCACCTCATATTTGCCATCATCACAGGTATAGATTACTCGTTTCAAACCAAACTCGGCGATTGCTCTTTCACAACCAGCACAAGGCTTGGCCAAACCCCATACAAACTTTTTGGTGAATGGCTTTTCCTTCTTTACTCTTGTGATATAAATGTCACACTTGGAAAAGTCATCCACACCGATTTCACGGAGAGCATTCTTGATAGCGGCTACCTCAGCATGTAGAAAAATAGCGTGTTGATTCTTTCCGTATTTGGCTGCCATAGGATGAGATTTCATACTATTCAGTCCAACGGAAATAATCCGATTGCGATAAACGATAGCAGCAGCCAACTTTTCCTGTGGATTAGGATTAGCAGCCGCTACCTTAGATAGAGTATGGAGGATTCCGTTGTTCACCGATTTCATAATACATTATATCAGACGAGGATAAGGAAGTCAATCGTTATTTTCTGTTGTCTCCGGCGGAGGCTCATATATTCCCCATTTACCAATAGGACAAGTTGACCAAGGCAACAATGTTTTGTAGTCCATAAAGCAACCACATTGCTTGCATCTATTAGGGCCATCTTCAAAATGTTCACACACTCGGCAATGAGTAAGCCTTTCTTCTGAGACCTTAAATCTTTCTTTAAAAATACCTTTAAGAATGGGAGGATTTTCCATGATATGTTCTCCAGTTCATACTATATAATGGTGTTGGTTATTTATATGAGGTGAATATATGTCAAATAAAATCTATATTTCAATTGCATCTTACCGTGATCCTGAACTTCTTCCAACAATCAAAGATTGCATTGAAAAGGCCGACGAGCCTGATAATCTAGTGTTTGGTATAGGTTGGCAACATTCTAATGAAGACGAATGGGACAACCTTGATGAATATAAAAATGATCCTCGTTTTCGTATCATTGATATTCCACACATGGAAAGTTTAGGTACTTGCTGGGCCAGAAACCTGATACAAAGTAAGTATGATGGCGAAGCATACACCCTACAACTTGACTCTCACCATAGATTTGCCAAAGGTTGGGATACAAAGTGTAAGCAAATGATTAGTCAATTGCAGTCGGAAGGTTATAGCAAACCTCTACTGACCGCATATCTTCCTTCATATAATCCTGAAAAAGATCCAGGTGAAAGAGTAAAAGAAATCTGGAAACTAACATTTGATAGATTCATTCCTGAAGGTGCAATCTTCATGTTACCAGCCACGATGGAAAATTGGGAGAACAAAGAGTCGCCTGTGCCAACAAGGTTCTTCTCTGCTCATTTCGTTTTCACCCTTGGTCAGTGGTGCAGAGAAGTTGAGTATGATCCTAATCTTTATTTCCATGGTGAAGAAATTACTCTGGCAGTTAGGTCTTATACGCATGGATATGATCTATTCATTCCTAATAAAATCGTAGCATGGCACGAATACACCAGAAAGGGTCGCATCAGGCACTGGGACGAAAATAAGAAATGGGAAGAGTTGAATAAATCATCGCTGCGCCGTGCTAAGAAATTACTAGGCGTGGACAATATCGTTAACGATATCAATTTTGTTCAGTATGGTTTTGGTACAGAAAGAACCAAAGAAGATTATGAAAGATTTGCAGGTATCAGATTTCACGACCGTGCGGTTCAAAAGTTTACCCTTGACCATTTTGATCCACCTAATCCAACATACAGCACCGAAGAAGCATATAATGAATCTTTTCATAATATCTTTAGACATTGTGTGGACATTTATAAAGAGAGTATTCCGGATATTGACTGGGACGGATGGGTTGTTGCATTTGAGATGAATGACGGCACTCCCATAAACCGACAAGATGTTGATAAAGATGAAATACAGAGATTAAAAACAGATCCAATAACAGTAGATGGAATGTGGTACAATTTGTGGAGAGAATTTCATACCAAGGTAATACCTGATAAGGTTGTTGTATGGCCATTTTCCAAAGACAACAGTATAGGGACAGATGGATGGGGACCTAGAATAGAAATAAAAATTCCAAAAATAGAATGACAAAAGGGCGGGAGAAATCCCGCCCTTCTTTTTTATCGCTGTATATGCATATGGTCAAAGTGACCTGCTACCTTCCAGAGAACCGTATAACCGGCTGCTCTGGCTCTCGCAGCGAGATTGTCAAATCGATGTCTAGCACCTGAGTTTGACGCCTCTCTAACACCACGACCTATGTTGATGTCGATTGCCCGACCAGCATAGTGCGCCCATCCATGATGAACTGGATGAACACCTCCAAAAGCAGGATGCTCTGACACACGGAAACCAGAATGCTGTAACATTCTACCATATGCAACAATTGATGCCGACGCACCAACGTTTCTTCCTCTACCTGCTGTATGGGTGTAGTGATGTCTCGAAGCAAGTCTAGCACGACCATGAATGCGTGGAGTTGCGCTCCAGTTTCCATTGTCTGTGCCTAGAATAGAGTCTAATAGATTGAACTCTCCTGCCTCATGATTTGAATATTGATTTCTTGCCTCGGCGGTACCGCCTAGAGCAAGTACCGTAATGAAAGCAAATAAAATCTTCTTCATAGTAGTACCTTTCTGTTATATACGGCCACGCACAATCACACGATAACGAAAGATTAAGGAAATGTGGGATTGATTTAGGAAGAACCTGACGAGGCCGTAGGAGTTGATTGTCGGTGCTGGTACATCCGCAGACACCGACGGTAAACCACAGGGCATATGACACCCTGTGGAATACTATTTAGTGAAACATTATGTCGTTAATGTGACGTAAGTTCTGGGAACTTATCAGCACAAATAGATGCTGCCCAGGCCTCTGGCTTTACTCTAGGCGTCACTCCCGTCATGCCTTTGATATAGCCAACTGCTTCACTGATTACGCAAGATGAACCATGCTTTAGATTTGGATTGATATCGATGTGAACCTGGCACTCTCGGTCACCGATTGCTTCTTCCAAATCTAGATAGAGTTGAGCAGCCTTCATCACCTCATTCATTAGACGCACTCTTGGCTTATCCTTCTTCTGATCATAATCACGTTCGGTCGTGATTTCACCGAAGACCTTAGCACCATGCTTACCGTCTTTATGAACTACTACAACAACCGCATAGTCCGCAAACCAGACACCACCACGACGATGACGCTCTGAGTCTGAACCAATGTAAATCTTTGTAGTAGCCGAAGAGGTTTCAATGAACTCTCTTACCTCATCCAAGTCTAGTTTCTTACGCATTTTAGTCTCTTTCTAGATAACGCTCCCTAATCTTCTTGGGTGCGAAAAACTGATTGACTGTTTCTAACACTGTATCTGTAGCATATGGCTTACATGAGAAAACATCTAGGTAAAAGTTGCCACTCTTATCACAAAAATGGGCAACGATATTAGATGTTTCAATCAATTGTACCAATGTATATCCGGCCTTATCATCTTCACCAAAGTGGATGACTTGCGGTTCACCATATGCCTTCATATCAATACGATTTACTAATGCTATTGCAAAAGCGGCGATGTTCTTTGCATCGGTGATTAATTCTTTGTCCGCATCATAACAATCTAGTATAAGATGATAACCCCATGCCATTTAAATATCCTTTTGCTTGCCTGTCTGCTTCTCATAGGCATTCACAAGACCCTTGAGAGTATCAGGATTATAAACTACATCTTTCATAGAAGCAAGGATACAGGAATTATCCCCAGTCTGTGCGGTGATAATAACAGTAGTGCCTGCAATCCAAATAGTCTCAACCACATCATTATCATTTGTCATATTCAGGAGATGATAGAAACCTTTATCATTCATCTTCTTTGTAAGACCGTCAGTCTTTTCACAGACCAACTTTTCTTCTGTCTTTGTTTCTTCTTTTGTAGGTGCTGCATCAGCGTGATTCAAATACTGAAATGTAAGCGAACCTAGAATAGAAAACACAATACCAATAATAGCATATTTCATTTCATTCTCCTAAATGGTGCTGGTAGAGGGAATCGAACCCCCGTTTGATGCTTACGAGGCAACTGTAATGCCATTATACTATACCAGCGTTTATATCAATACGGTGAAATAGGCACAACCCAAGGCACATTAGGTACATATACGGGTTGCGGAACAGGAACGGGAACCGGCTGCGGTACTGGTACCGGAACAGGCCGTTCTACTACCACAGGTTGCGGCACAACCACAACAGGAGGCGGACACGGCGGACCAAAAATGTCATCTAGAATAGATGTTAGAGGATCTAGATAACCACAAGTGAACCCACCGTAAGAGTCATACCAAGCAAGGCTAGGGCTAGTCATACCAAGAACCATCGCCGAAGCAATCACAAACTTCCTCATGACACATCCTTTAGATTAATCATATTCTGATAGGACACCAACGGGGCATCCGGCGACTTACTCTTTGCCTTCAGTATATACTTTTTCACATGCTCTGTCAAGAGACGGTCGAAACCATTCTCAACATGAATACCTTCCGTTACAACAACATCGTTGTAATATTGGACACCAAAAGTATTCAGAAACTTTGCTGTTGCTTCGTTTTTACTTTTGGCATCAATGATCATGATTGCTCTTGTGTGACCTTTGTCACTAGCAACATGGTCTAGTGTTAGTGTGTAATAGCACATTACTAATCACCATCCGTAGTAGTAATAACCTGGATTGTAGTAATAAGTAGGAGCAGGATAGTAGTATCGAGGAGCGGGCGCATAATATCCACCATAATACCCGTAAGGACGGGCGGTAGAAGCAATTGCACCACCGATGATAGCACCAACTGCTAGACCTGCGGCCGCACCACCCCAGCCATATCCGTATCCATATCCCCACTGGGCATTTGCTGTAGTAGAAAGACCGAGAGTTAAACCTAGAACTGTAAAGAGGGCAATAACCTTGTTTCTCATTGTGAACTCCATAAGAGAGAAGTGACCCCATTGCAGGGGTCACCGTGTAAGACTATTTATTACTTTCGTGTGGTTAGTTCCACAATTCTCTGATTGACCTTCTGATTATCGATCTTGCCGAAATTAGTTGGTCGCTTTGGAGGAAGCGGAGCCTCTACATACTTGGTAATAGGCGGTGCAATAACATCACCTGCATATGTTGTGCCACCAATTAGCATGGCAGCCAATGCGATTAAAATAGTTCTCATTAGTATTCCTTCCTAAAGTTAGCGAAGTTTCCGTGTCTGCTGCATTGCAACATACACATATTATATAGTTTTCTAGGAGAATGTCAAGAGAAATATTTGGGGCTGCGGAAGGGACTCGAACCCTCATTACCTTCGCTGAGAACGAAGTTTCCTAGGCCATTTAGAAGACCGCAGCATATTGGTGGACGTGAGAGGAATCGAACCCCCAACCTTCTCCGTGCAAAGGAGTTGCGCTCCCAATTGCGCCACACGCCCGTAACTTTTAATCTAGAGGAAGAGTAATCGCTTCCTTGACAAGGACAAGCAAATCTTCAATGGAGTTAGCAATAGTCTTAGATGTGGTCCACTCACCATCTTTGGTGCGACCATTAATTTCTAGCATGTATCCATTATCATAACGATTTACAGTAAAATAATTATCAACTTTTTCTAGTTTGTCGGCAACATTTACAATCTTAAGAACCTTTGTCATCATTATCTCCTATTTGAGTTTAGACAGTTTGTCTATTATCGTTTCACCTTCAACAAGTTCTGTCAATCTTTTAACTTCAGAATGGCAGATTGCCCTAGACGGATCTTTCCAATCATACTCGTAACATAGTCTAAGACGCTCTCGCCATTCTTTTAATTCTTTTACTAACTCTTGCTTTTCCTTGAGGACTCTAAAATCTACTACTGACATGGCCATATCTCCATCTTCCTCAAGGAGTATATAGTTAGTTTAACCTTTGAACACTAACACTGGAAGTAGAACCCATCCCAATAGCACGAGCAGCACCATAAGACAGGTCCAGGTTACGACCTCTAACAAACGGACCACGATCATTAATTGTGACATTTACACAACCTCTATGACAAACTCTTAGCACTGTGCCGAATGGATATGTTCTATGTGCGGCCGTGTAGGCACGAGGATTGAAAACTGCTCCGGATGCGGTGTGCTTTGAAAGACGTTCACCATGACCGTAAAACGAAGCAACCATGCGACTGCCTCCATGGTCAGAATGACCCCAATAAGAAACCAAATCAGCACTCCCGCTGTCATTATCATGTTGTGAAACCGTCTGTCTAGCATGTCTAGTCTTTCTCACTCTTGTTTGTGGAGACGATTGATCGCCAAATATACCACCGAAAAAATCTGTAACAGGATCAGCCATTGCTGAGGTTGTGAGTATGATGAATAGGGCTATAGTGGTAAATGCTTTGTTCATTCTGAATCCTCTTCTTCAAATAACTTAGGATTTTGTGCTTTGATTATAGGTTCAATCAAAGGAAGCAGTTCTTCTACCCATTTCTTCATCAAGGGATGATGATCGTCTTCCATAATTTCTCTTAGAGAAACTTTCACTTTGTTCATAATATACCTTTCTTGAATTGGATCTAGGACCAGGTTCCGCCCCTGGAACTCATGATTCAGAGTCATGCGTGATACTGTTTCACTATCCTAGAATAGTTCTACCTTTATACCATCCGTTCGGAATGATACTGGTTTTCTTTATCTTTTTATTTTCTTCACCATTAGTAATCCAACAAGTGCCATATTGACTATTCTTCTCGCCAGATTGTTTTTTGTGTCCTTTTAGATTTTCAATGAACGTATCTGAATGATGCTTTCCTTCGAAAGGATTTACATAGTTTTCTTTCTTACTACAATGTGTATCTTTGATTGTCTGTGAGAAATTTTCTCTCCATTCATTATCTTTCATTAATTCTAAAAACTTTTCTGTACCTTTTCTTAGATTTTGTTTCGCACTTATCAAATGTTTTTCTGTTAGATTGATACCGTTTGAGTTTATATAACCCCAACCACCTTGACCACCTGGGCAAATATTATATGTATCTTTTCTATTACAATAGTCTTCCGTTACTAACTCCGCTTCTTTGCGGTTCATTTCATTCTCAGAATCTAAAATGAAAAGTATTTCCTTACTGAAGTTTTCTATACCATACTTTTTGATAGAACGTATAAGTTGCTTGCCAGAACCCATGTAACCATCATTTACATCTTTTGTCTGATGTTTTCCAATATACTCTTTATTGTTTATCTTATTCGTTATCTTATAAATGGTATAAAACATAGCTAACCCCAAGTTTACTAATAGTCTTATTGACATTGCTATTTAGTAAACTTGGGTGCTTATGTTCGGGGACAAGGACTCGAACCCTGACAGCCAGAACCAAAATCTGGCGTTCTACCAATTAAACTATCCCCGAATAAGGATGGTGCGTGAGGTAGGATTCGAACCTACAATGTTTACCACAAAGGGAACGGATTTACAGTCCGCTGCAACACCACCGCCGTTGCCGCTCACACATATTCCATACGCCTTATCGGTTTAGCCCTTTAGCTAATGAAGTCAGCAATCCGATATTCGCAGGCATTCCCTTCTGTTAGTCCTGCTAGGCCTCTCCTGCGTATCTAGAAAGCAGGATAAACTGGTTGTCCCTACTGGTTACGATCCAGTGTCTATGTGTTATCAGCACATTGCTCTACCATTGAGCTAAGGGACAATAAACTCTAAAACTCTGCACGATCCTGATTACACTCGAATACATAGTAACCAGCATCACGCCAGGCATCAATAACACGATGTCGATCTTCGAACACTCCCATTACTTTATACCAGGGAGCAACGGTAAGATACTCATTCAGAATATCCAACTTGATACGATCATCGTCGGTACGATCACCACTCTTACGCATGAAAAGATCACCATCATTGAAATCGAAATCGCAATGATGCTGCAACCAACGAAGAGTAACCGCACGAAACCGTTCGTCACGGGCCGTAATAACAATAACCTTATCACCAGTCTTATGTAGTGTATTCATAAGATGCATAACGGCTTCGTAAGGTTCATCCTTATCCTGTGTCGCAAAGAAAGCATCCCAGTCCTTTTTGGTATGCTGGGTAAGATGCTTGATCCGATGAAGGTTATTTGCTAACGTCCCATCAATATCAAATATCCACAAGTTCCGTTTATTCATTCCATTTCCTTTCTCATTATGTCTTATAATAGCACATTCGGAACGGAATGTCAAGTGCTGGTGCCGGCAGAGGGAATCGAACCCCCGTTTGATGATTACGAGTCAACTGTAATACCATTATACTATGCCGGCATTCTGGTGCTCCTGCCCGGTAACGATCCGAGTTTTCACCCTTACCAAGGGTGTGTAATACCTTTATACTACAAGAGCAAATGGTACTGGGTCCAGGTATCGATCCTGGTCTCCAAGATCCACAATCTCGGGTGCTACCATTACACTAACCCAGCAAATTGGTGCCCTCGGTCAGATTCGAACTGACACTAAGTTGGGTTTGAATCAACTGCCTCTGCCAATTGGGCTACGAGGGCATGGTACGTTCTCTTAGAATCAAACTAAGTCCTACGGTGCTTCAAACCGTCGTGCGGATCACCTACACCAAGAACGCATAAATGGTGCTTCGTATGGGTATCGATCCCATCTTTCCCGCTTGAGAGGCGAGTGTCCTAGCCAATAGACGAACGAAGCATAAAAACTTTTTTTGTGAGGAACGAGTATGCATCCTCTTTTCAGTATCCGGGTTTCCAAGGTTACGACAGCCTCGCACCGTCTCCCGACCTCGATGTGGCAATTCTGCTCATCCGTGATATCTATACTGCCTCACAAAATGGTGGAGGATACCGGGATCGAACCGATGACCTACTGAATGCAAATCAGTCGCTCTCCCAACTGAGCTAATCCCCCATTAAATGGCGACCTTGATCGGTTTCGATCCGACTACCTCCAGCGTGACAAGCTGGCGCTCTCCCGATTGAGCTACAAGGCCATGGTGCCCCTCCTCCGATTCGAACGGAGAACCTTCAGTTCCTAAGACTGACGCCTCTGCCAATTGGGCTAGAAGGGCGATGATTGTAGCGGTTGAGGCAAGGTAGCCTCGTTTATGTCTATACAACTTAGACAACCGATCTGGTGCTTCGGGTAGGACTCGAACCTACAACCACGCTGTTATGAGCAGCGGGAACTAACCAATTGTTCTACCGAAGCATATATGGTGCGGAATGATGGAATCGAACCACCGACACCCTGCGTGTAA